ATTCTTTTCGCTTCTATATCATATTATGCGCGTAGTTGCGGATTTGAGGATATAGAAAAAAAAGTAGCAGATACGATTCTACAAAAACCGTATTGTGTACAGATTGGAGAGGAAACTTATAAGGTTGCTCCCCCTTCTATCGCTACTATTATTCTTGCTTCTGAGTTGATTGCTCAGCTCCCAGGGTTGAAGTTAGATAATAAACAGGTAATGTTTGAATCCTTGTTTGTCGCTAAGGATTGTAATGTACTTGGTGAAATTGTCGCTACTCTGATCCTGGGTGCTGATAATCTAACCTCAGAGGAAGAGATTGTAGAAAAATACTGCTTTGGGCTGATACGCAGAAAGAAAAAAATACTGGTTGATAAAAAAGCTATTCTTTCAAGTAAGATTTTGAAAAAGCTATCTCCCAGTAAAGTAAACTCTATTACAATTTCAATACTTAACCGTATGGAGATTGGCGATTTTTTCGGGCTTACCGCTTCCCTGATAGAAGTAAATCTAATCAGACCGACAAAACCGATGGAGGAAGCGGAAACGATAGTATCTGGTCAGTAATAGCAGGAATATCAAAGTGCTATAACCTTCCATTTGACTATGTTCTTTATAAGATGAGTTTCGCTAATGTTCAGCTCTATAATGCTGTTATACCAACGTTCTCACCTAAAAAAGATCCAGGAACAAAAGGAGATGATAGTACCACCATAAATGGCGATGATCCAGCTAACCAGGAGGCAATAAGAAAGGCACTGTTTGACGAAAACGAAGAATGAACAACAACGAAGGTACAACATGGTGGGCTTTAGGGCTTGATAACTCTAAGTTTGAAAGCGATGTAAATAGGTCAAATTCCCTATTCCAAAGCATTGGTAATACAGCCGAAAAAGAAGGAAGTAGGATAGATAGTATATTTCGTAAACTTACTATCGCTGCTGCTGGTTTTTTTACGGCTCAACAGGCTTTATCGTATGCTAATAAAATCGCCACGATCAGAGGTGAATATCAGCAGTTAGAGGTTGCCTTCAATACCATGCTGGGTAGTAAAGCGAAAGCTGATGCCCTTATGGATAAGGTGATAGATACGGCTGCAAAAACTCCTTTCGATCTACAGGGTGTTGCTTCTGGTGCAAAACAGTTACTTGCTTATGGTGTTGCTTCTGAGGACGTTACAAACCGACTGGTGCAACTTGGTAATATCGCTGCTGGCTTATCTATTCCTTTGAATGATATTGTGTATCTGTATGGTACGACAATGGTACAAGGGAGGCTGTTCACTCAGGACGTAAGGCAGTTTATGGGACGTGGTATTCCATTGGTTAAGGAGCTTGCTAAAGAGCTGGGAAAAACAGAGGAAGAAATTAACGCTATGGTTACTGCTGGAAAGATAGGCTTTCCAGAGGTTCAGAAGGTGCTGGATAATCTTACTAATTCGGGTGGTATGTTTTACAATCTTATGGAAGAGCAAAGTAAAACGATCTCTGGTAAGATCTCCAATCTGGAGGATAGCATTTCTGTAATGTTCAACAATATAGGGAAGTCGAGCGAAGGAATTATAAACTCCGTTCTGGATTCTGCTGCTACTGTAGTTGAAAATTACGAAGAGATAGGAGCTACCATTCAGGAGCTAATAGTTACTTATGGAGCTTACAAAGCTGCTATTATAACTGTAGCAGCTACAAAACAAGCAGTTACCACCATTCAGGCTACTGGAGAAGCCGAAGAGCTTGCAAAGCTCCTCACAGTAGAACAGCAGGCTGCTATATCAAAACAAAACTTAACTAAGGGTACAGTAGAATACGCTGCTGCTATAAAAGCCGAAATCGCTTCTACCATTGAATCCCAGACAGCCACACTTGCAAAGGCTCGTACTGAGGTATCAGCAGCCAGCCAATCCATTGCTGCTAAAAAAGCTGAATACATAGCTGCTAAGGATCTGGAAAAACAAAGGTTGGCTGAACTTATGCACATTGGAGCTACTGGATCCGCAAAGCAAGTAGAAGCAGCCGAAAGGAAGCTGGTTGCTGCTCAAACAGCAAGGGAAACAGCAGCATTGCAATATCAGGCTGCTACTCGTGATTTTTCAACAAAGAAAGTAGCTGTAGAAAGTGCTGCTAAGGCATTGAATACCACTACTACAGCAGCCAACACAGCAGCACAGGCAGCGAATGTAACAACTTCAAACCTTCTATCTACTGCAAAGCTCCGTTTAACTGCTGTAGCAGCAAGATTAAACGCTGTTATCATGGCAAATCCTTATACTATCGCAGCAGCAGCTATCGCTGTTCTGGGGTATGGTATCTATAAACTGATTACCTATCAAACCGATGCTGAGAAAGCCCAGGAGAAGTTAAACACAGCAATCTCTGAGAGTGAGAAGGCTATCGGTGCTGAAAGACTACAGATAGATGCCATGTTTGCACGTTTGAAAGCAGCTAAAGAGGGTACGGATGAATATCGTGCTGCTAAGGAGGCTATAATGAACAAATACGGTGAGTATCTGAAAGGCTTAGGAGATGAGAAAACCGCTTTGGATGATCTGGCTAAGGCATACAAGATAGTTACCCAGGAAGCCGAAAAATCAGCTCGTGCAAGGGCTATGGAGAAAGCCGTTAGTGAGGCTTCTAATGATTACATGGAGAAGGAGATCAAAGGCAAGGATAACGTAGAGGAGCTTCTTAAGGACAAATTTAAAGGCAAGAAGGATAAGGATGGCGTAGATCTCGCTGAAACTTACTACTGGAAAATCAAACCTGTTCTGGAGGGTAAAGGTGAGATTACTCAGGAGATTCAGGATATTGTTAAGCAATTTGATGAAACAAAATATCTTCCTGGTGATCCCATGACTGGCATAGGAGCCATGACTTATACGGCAAATGATCTACAGGAAGAAATAAACAAGGTGTTTAAGGCTCGTGGGATCTATAATAAGGTTATGGAGGAAGCCCAGAAACGCTTTGGGGAGAATTTACCTGGTAAGGATGATGGTAAGACTGAAACAGAGGCTTTTGATATGCAAAAGGCTTCTCTCTCCGAATTGGATGCTGAGCTGGTAAAAGCTAAAGCTACTCTGGATTCATACAATACAGCAGTAGATAAAAATAACGGTTTAGCCAAAGATGGGCAGACTATTACAAAGGACAATGTAGATACTCAGAATACCTATGTTTCCAATCTTAAAAAGAGGATATTAGAGGAGGAGAAGGATCTAAAGATTATTCGTGAGGTTGAGGAGCGTGTAGCCAAACTCAAAAAAGATCAGAAAGAAACTGTAAAAGGTAGCTCTGAATACAATAATTACCAGAGCCGTATAGATTCACTTAGTAAATTACTTCCTTCTACGAAATCCACCAAAGAGAAGAAAGATTACTCGGATGAAATAAAGAAGGATGCTCAGGAAAAGATTCGTATTGAGAAAGATATGGAGTTTGCCATTCGCCAGGCTAAAATAAACTTGGATAAGGATGGCTTTTCTAAAACAATGGATCAAAACCAACTCAATTACGAACAAGAAATAGAGCAGCTTAGAAGGCAGCAAGAAGATAAGCTGAATAAGATCCAGGAATGGGAAAAAACCGTATGGGAATCCAAAGGCAAGAAAGGCAAGTTCACTCCTACCACTACTGAATTATCGGATGGTGATAAGAAGAAATTTAAAGAGATGGAAGATCTCGCTGGTAAAAAGTTAGCGTTCAATAACCAGAATGCAATAGAGGAGATGCTAAAACAGTATCAAACCTATGCGGACAAACGTAAGGCTATTGAAGAAAAATACCAGAAGGATATTGATGCTATGAAAGCAGCTAATGAAAAGGCTAAAAAGGAGGGTAAGGATCCAGTCTTTTCTGATGAAAATATAAACCAGGCTGAGAAAAACAAACAAGAATCACTCGACACTTTGGATCAGGAAATAGCTTCTCGTGAAGCATCATTCTCAGTATGGGTAGATAATATCTCGAATTTAGGATTAAAACAGCTAAAGGCTGCTTTAGAAACAGCCAGAAACACACTTGATAAAGATGGAGGCAAACTGAATGAAAAAGAAAAGGCTGTTCTCAGAGCTAAAATCAATACTTTAGAGAAAAAAGTAGAAATAGCTGAGGCTAAAGATGCCAGTACCTCTTCTGCTGAAAAATCAAAAAAGAAATGGGGTGATACCCTTAAAGTGATGAATGAGGTACAAGATACTGTTAATAATATCACTTCAAGTTTTGATGGATTGGATGATATAACAAAAACGGCACTTACAGCAGCTACCAATATAGCAGGTGGAATTATTGCAATGATTTCAGGTATTCAAAAACTTGCTATTGTTGGTGCGGAATCAGTAAAAGGAGTGGAACGTGCTTCTGTTATTTTAGCAGTGGTAGGAGCAGCAGTAGCGGTTATTACCAGTATTTTTTCTCTTACATCTAAGGCTGAGAAGGAACACCAAGAGGCTCTGAAAGAAGTTGCCCAGAATAAGCTGGAAATGCAACGTAAGTATAATCTTTTGCTGATGGAGCAAAACCTTTTAATGAAGGAAGCCACTTCTATTTTTGGAGAGGATCAGATCGCCAAAGCAGCCAGATCCATAGAGGTATATCGCCAGGCTATTGAGGATTATAAAGAAACTCTGAAAGGGGATAAACCTCAAATGACAAAATTTGAGAAGATGTTCGGTGATATTACTGGACGTTACAAAAAGCAAATGGACGAATATAACCAAGGTGTAGGTGCTTTGAGTAATGTTACGGTAAAAACTGGAAGTTACACCACTGGAGCCTGGTTCTGGAAAAAGCAGCATGATATATACACTTCTGTTTTGGACGTTTACCCAGATCTTATAGATGGTGAAAACAAACTGAACAAAGAAAGGGCACAGGCGATCTTAGACACTCAAACGATGAGTGATGAGAATAAAGCCTTACTGCAAAACCTTATAGATCTGCAAGAACAGGCTGAGGAAGCACAGGAAGCACTTCGGGATTATTTGCAAAATACATTCGGATCCCTGGGTGAGAGTATTATGGATTCCTTAGTAAATGCTATTGAGAATGATGGTGTAGATGCCTGGGAAAAATTTGGAGAAGCTGGTTCCTCTGTTTTAGAAGATCTCGGAAAACAAATAGCATATTCCCTATTTTTCTCTGATAAATTTAAGAAGCTCCAGGCTGATCTGGAAAAGATTTATGGCTCAGGTAAGACTGAGGAGGAGATAGCGAAGGATGCCAGGGATTTAGTTGCTTCTTTCTACCAGGGGATCGGTACTGATATGAATAATGCCCAGCAGTGGATGGAGCAATGGAAAGAAGAAGCCAATAAGCAAGGCTTTAACTTGTGGGAAACTGCTAATCGTGAAGTTTCGGCTAAAGGCATTGAATCCGTAAATCAGGAAAGCGTGGATGAGCTAAACGGGCGTACAACGGCTATACAAGGTCATACCTACCTTATAAGCGAAAGCATGAAGCAGCTTGTAGCCAACGCTGGTAAAATGCTTGAACTTCTTACTGGTATCAGGGATAATACGGCTCACCTGGAGGCTATAAAAGCAAGCAATAAGGAAATGCAGATAGCCATTGATAACATGAATAATAAAGGTTTAATTCTTAGAAGGCAATGAGAGAAGGGAAATTATACATAGATAATAAAGATGCTTTTATTCATTATGGCATTTTCATTGCCGAAGGAGGGCACAGTGGAGTTTTAGCATATCCACCACTAAAAGCTCCAGAGGTTTCTAATGATTGGGCTGAGTATGACGGTATCGAAGTAGATCTATCAGATCCTAAACTCGACCTTAAGGAGTTTGAGATCAAATTCGGTGCTATAGGTAATTATAAAACTGGTGATTTATTTACTCTCTTATCTGATGGATCTTACCATACATTTGAGTTTAGAGAGATACAGATCACTTGCAAACTAAGGTTGTTGTCAGAGGTTAGTAACTTATTGTACGATGGAGCTAAAACATTCACTTTGAAGTTTTCCGATGATTTTCCTATGTCTGGTTATACCTATCAAGCTCCTTCCTCTAATACTGTTCCCACACAAGGGTATGAGTTGGATGGTGTTGATTTCTCCGTTTATGGTATTCGTGTTCTGGAAGGAAGCGAAGCCCAGGTATTAAAAGCTCCAGTAGTAAAAAAGAATATGCTCCGTAACCTGGTTACGGAAAACGGAGCTATCTATGATGGTAAGAATGTTATGTACCAATCTAAAGAAGTAACTCTGAATTGTTGCTTAATAGCCAATAATCTCACTGAGTTCTGGAGAAATTACAAGGCTTTTCTACATGATCTGATAAAGGTTGTAGAAGTTGATGAGGGAGAAGGCGTAAAGGTACAAACGGCTGAAAGATCTCTTTTCGTAGATGGCACGTATGAGGAATATCCATGCTATTATAAAAACTCTAAAGTAAGTCTGTTCTCTCCTACTGGAAAAATCTGGTGTGCTTTTACGCTCACTTTGGTATTTACTGTATTTCGGATTGGTGAGGATGAGTACCTACTTGCTTCTGAGAATGGCGAATTGATTGTAACAGAGGATGGCGAATATTATATAGACTTGAAAGATTATGCCAATTAAAAAGAAAAAAATCAGTGAATTAACGCTCGCAGATAGTTTAACAGGACTATACACCATTGGCGTTAAGTTGATAAATGGTGTGCAAACCAGCGTAAAAGTCAGTCTGGGCACTATACAGACAGCCTATGAAAATATGTTGAAAGTTACCCAGGAAGCGATTACTGCAACCAAGAACGCTATTACGGCTACAAGTAACGCAAATACAGCTACCAGCAATGCTAACAAAGCTGCTGAAAATGCTGATAGAGCTACCACTAATGCAAATGAAGCTACAAGGCTCTCAGGAATAGCTACCAACAATGCTAATACGGCTACAAATAAGGCTAATAAAGCTGCTGAAAATGCCGATGCTGCACGTGTAGGGCTGGATAAGATCAAACAGGATGCTGTTACCGCTACCAGTAATGCCAACACTGCTACAGGCAACGCAAATAAAGCTACAGAGGATGCGAATAAAGCTACCCAAAACGCAAACACTCAGGCTGATAGAGCTAAACAGCACGCTGATAATCCCCCTAAAATGGGAGAAAACGGTAACTGGTATAAATGGAACGAAGCAAAGCAAGCGTATGAGGACACTGGTATTCTTGCAAAAGGAGGTGTACTTTACCCTGTTTTCTCTATTAAACCTGAAACGATGGAGCTTGAAATGTACTATCAGGATGAAGTAGCTGCTGATATGTTCGCTATTGATGAAAACGGAAATTTAACTTTTAATCCCAAATAATATGGCAGAAGGAAAATTGATATTAGGAAAGGTTGCTTTCGTTGATAAGGGTACTTATTCAGCAGCGACTACATATAACACCTTTGATTTTGTCGTAACAGAGGATAGTTGTTTTCTCTGTGTGAAAGACGGAAACAAAGGTAACGCTTTGACCGATACAACCTGGTGGAAGTGTATCGCACGTGGTACTCAGGCTACAGCAGCAGCAAATAACGCTAACAATGCTGCTAACCTGGCTAATCAAAAAGCTGGAGCAGCAGATTCGGCAGCAGGGAACGCAATTTCCGCAACGAACAACGCTAATGCTAAAGCAAGTGAAGCCGAAATAAAGGCAGGTTTAGCCGATACAGCAGCAAGCAAAGCCAATGTAGCTACTGGGGATGCAAGAACAGTTATAGCCAGGTTGGAAGATCTGGAAGATACCCTGGTTTCAAAATATAAGCTGGTTCCTACTTCCATGATCCTTACCTATCCTAAAAAAGTAACGTTGAGGAATACCCAGCCTTTTAAAATACAGGTTGAGTTACTTCCTGTAAACACTGGTAGAAATGTACTTTTCCTGGGTGATGATCGAGCTATTACAGTTTCACCAGATGGATCCTTTATGATCAATCAGGTAGGCATGAGTAAAGTTCATGTTATCCCTACTGAAAATACAGCATTGTACCAAACGATTCAGATCAATGTGGAAGAGCCTGGAATGAGGTTTACTTCTGGTAGAGGTATTCGGTTCTCTGGAACTGGTGGTATCAGATTAACTTAGTAAAAAATGAATGTTGAACTATTAAAATTTTGTTATTATGGCACTTACAGCAGATGAAGAAGCTAAAGTAAAGCAGATTATTACTGCTTACAACAACGGGAAGAGATTGAATGAGCTTCCTGTAGCGGATGGCTCAAATCCATTCGATTTTATCACTGAGGTATTGGATAAGACTGGAGAATCAAAACAGGCAGGCTTGGCTACTATGCTTCCTTATGCAGAAGATCAGTGTAGTTATGGTGTAGAATTGGACGTTGCCGTCTCCTCTTCGGCACTTACCAGAACAGGCAACGCCACACTGCATAAAACATTACCGATACAAAGTAAGATGAGAGGCTGTTTGTTATCGGATGCTGGTACGGTTGTCGAATATCTGAATCCTACTAACTGGAAAGCTCATCGGCTGGACGGATCTAATGGGATGGTAATGGTTGAGATCCCAGCCCACTGGAGAAGATTTTATACCAATGGTAATAAGAGAGGTGTTCGGATCAGTGAATATCCGATACCTGGTTATTCTTTCGTGAACAAATGCTATATCTCAGCTTATGAAGCAACCGTGCAAAGAAGCACTGGTAAGCTGGCTTCTGTAGTTAATGCAGCAGCCGATTATAGAGGAGGAGGTAATCAAGCAGATTGGGATGCTTTGCCTAAATCACAATTAGGCAGACCTGTAACCAATATGAACCGTACAGCTTTTCGTAATGCTGCTCGTAAACGTGGAAATACTACAGAATGGAATTGTATGGACTACAACGCCTACATTACTCTGGCATGGCTTTATTACATTGAATATGCAAACCTGAATAGCCAGGCTGCGTTTAATGCCCAGAAAGATTCTAACGGATATGCCCAGGGAGGACTGGGTAACGGTGTAACAACCTGGGATAGCGCAAGCTGGAGTAATTTCAATGGCTATTATCCCATTGTTCCTTGTGGTACTACGGATGATTTAGGTAATGGTTCTGGAGAGGTTGCCTACAATGTGCTAAATGCTGATGGTAGCACTCTGAAAACCTTTACAGCTAATCGTTATCGTGGTATTGAAAATCCATTCGGGCACATTTGGAAGTGGACGGACGGGATGAACATGGAGGTCAAAACAGATGCCAATGGCGGTACAAGCAAAGTCTTTGTAGCTACAGATCCAGCTAAATACAATGATAGTAACTATGAAGGTTATACACTCAGAGGTTTAGCAGCCCGTGTAGAGGGTTATGCAAAGGAGATGATCTTTGGTGAATATGGCGATCTTATTCCTTCTTTGGTTGGTGGTGGATCCACTACTTATTGGTGTGATTACTACTATACTTATAAGAATGAGAATCGTATGCAGGGTGTCCTTTTCGGCGGTAATGCGTATAATGGCGTTCCTGCGGGCTTCGGTTCTGCGTATACGCATTACGCCCCCTCGTCTGCGATTGCGAATGTCGGCTCTCGGCTTTGTTTTATCCCTAAAGCGTGAAGCGGTCGGGCTTGACTGCAAAACATAAGTAATTAACAAACAAATGAATAAAATAGGTTGGTTGCTGGTGGGTGTCCTTTTCAGCGGTAATGCGAATAATGGCGTTCATGCAGGCTTCGGTTATGCGAATACGAATAACACCCCCTCGAATGCGAATGCGAATGTCAGCTCTCAGCTATGGTTTTCTCAAAATAACTCAATAAACGAGGCAACGACCTTGCCTATTGGCAAAAAATAACATAACTCAAAAAGGTGCTGGTAGGGAAACCGAAGGCTCTGAGTACGAAAAACAAAGAATATGAAGAGAATTAGTAATTTATATGAGCAGATCATTTCTTTAGAGAATCTACGCTTGGCAGACGAAAAAGCCAGACGTGGAAAGTTACGCTCCTATGGCGTGAAAAGGCATGATAGAAATAGAGAAGCTAACATACTGGCTCTTCATGAATCTTTAAAGAATAAGACTTTTGTCAATTCAAAGTATGAGGTATTCGTTATAAAAGATCCTAAAGAGAGATTGATTTACCGTTTACCATATTTTCCTGATCGAATCTTACACCATGCTATTATGAATGTCTTGGAACCTATTTGGGTGTCCATTTTTACGCAAGATACATATTCATGTATAAAAGATCGTGGCATTCATAAAGCAGCAGCCAGGGTAAAGAAAGCTCTAAAAGAAGATCCTGAGCGTACTACTTACTGCTTAAAAATGGACGTGGTGAAGTTTTACCCCAGTATAGATCACGATATTCTTAAGATGATCCTTAGAAAGAAAATTAAGGATCAGGATCTACTTTGGTTGCTGGATCTGATTATAGATAGTGCCGATGGCGTTCCCATTGGAAACTATCTTTCTCAATATTTTGCAAACCTCGTTTTGGCTTATTTCGATCATTGGATTAAAGAGGTAAAGGGAGTTAAGTATTACTATAGATATGCGGATGATATGGTGATTCTTGGTGATGATCCTAAGATATTGCATAAACTTCGAGTTGAAATAGAAGAATGTCTGAATAGCAATTTGAAGCTATCTCTTAGAAAAAAGGATCCTGTAACTGGAAAGGAGAAATGGAAATTTCAAGTTTTCAAAGTGGATTCCAGGGGTATAGATTTCGTTGGATATGTATTTTACCATACCCATACAAAGATACGCAAAGGAATAAAAAAGAATATGTGTAGGAAAGCTGCTAAACTCAACAAAAGAAAGAATATTTCAGATCTGGAATATAAGCAAACTATTTGCAGTTGGTTCGGGTGGGCTAAATACAGTAATTCAAAGCACTTATTAAAAACAATTATTAAAAAGCAAGTTTATGATACACTACGATTTTAAGCCTGAGAAATTACAGGCTAATGGCGATGGTTCTTATACTTATCGCTGGGATATTAAGGAAGTTCAAGTAGAGAGTATTGCAAATTCAGAAGCGGATCCTCAGGCAGTTAATACTGTAATAAAATGGGCGTGTGATGAAGTTGTGGTATGGGGTACTATCACGAACGATAAGTTGAAAGAGGCTGTTATCAACCACTTGTGGGGGGCTGATAAGGAAGCAAAACTAATTAATGATTACAACGCTGTACAACTTGGTATTTTAAGAAGTAATCTGGGAGAGCCTTATGTGGAGTACCTGAGAAAAAGAAAAGAGATAAAAGATCAGATAGATGCTGATTGTGTAGAACTTAAAATTTTGTTGTAGTATGAATAAGTTTAGTGAGCTTGGCGTAACAGTTCAGGATGAGCGCAAAATGTTTAATTGCCAGCAGGTTTCAATATCTGACGTATTAAACTGTGAGATCATTGTGGAGGATTATATACCTGATATGAAAACTTCTCATGGTGAAGGTAGATACCTTATAAAGTTTAAAAATGCTGATGGTACAGAGGGCAAATTCTTTACCAATGCTGCTTCCCTAAAGAAAACTCTGGATAAAGTGCCGAAAGAATCTTTTCCTTTCAGTACGACCATTAAGGGTGTGAAGTGCGGAAACGGTAAACTTTATCAATTCACTTAGTAAATATGAAAATTCACTTTAACAATAAAGAGATAGATATTCTGGTAGATACCACAAGCTATAGGTATATGGGAATACAAAATGCACATTCCCTTAATTTGTATTTCTCCAGTGAAGAGTATATAGATATACCCGTAGGTGCTTATTGTGTTTACCAGAATACTACCTTTTACTTATTGGATCCAAACGATTTTAAGAAGAATAGCAGCAGGGAGTATGCCTATACACTGGTAATGTATGATGTGGGTATGACGCTGGGGAAGTATAAGTATAGGGATATAGTTTCTAAGCGTTTGAAGTTCGATTACACTGCAAAACCTAAAGAACATCTACAGATGCTTGTAGACAACATGAATATGCGTGATACAGGCTGGAGAGTTGGAGAGTGTATAGATGCCGATGAGAAGCTAATAGCATATAACCATACTTTTTGTGATGAGGCTTTGAGATCTATAGCTGATGCCTTTAAAACAGAGTGGGAAATAGACGGACAAACTAAAACAATCCATTTGAGGAAAGTGGAGTATAATAAAGATACTCCTCTACCTATGGAATATGGAAAAAATAAAGGATTTGAGCCAGGCTTGGGTAGATCACATAGTGGGAATAGTCGTCCTGTTTCTCTTCTATTCGTACAAGGTGGTAGCCAGAATATAGATCCTCAAAAGTATAAATCAAAAGAATTATTACTTCCTAAAAGTCAAAGCTTGGTATATGAGGGTCGTACCTATGTAACGGATGCTGATGGCTTGTATATTAAGAGGTCTGATAAAATACTCTCTACTGTCCAGGAAGATAGCTTGGACTGTTCTAATATATACCCTAAAAGAGTAGGAAAGGTTTCTTCTGTTATCGTGTCTGATAAAGATAAGAATTTCTATGATTTTACCGATAGCTCAATACCTGAGGATCTAAACTTTGAAGATTACCTGATAGCTGGTGAAAATATGACGGTTATTTTCCAGTCTGGAATGTTAGCAGGAAAAGAGTTTGAGGTTAAGTATATTCATAAAGAGCGTAAATTTCAGATTACACCTCAGGAAATAGATGGGCAGATTATGCCTAATGAAATCTATAAACCTATCATGGAAAACAAATATGCGGTATTCGGGATCCAGTTGCCAGAAGCCTACATTTGCAATAATTCCACAAAGGAAGGTGCAAGCTGGGATATGTTTCGTGAAGCTGCTCGGTATTTATACGAGAATGAAGATCCTAAATTCACTTTTAAGGGAGAGATGGATGGGATCTGGTCTAAAAAACGCTGGCTTTCAATAGGTGGAAAGATTAGGCTGGGTGGTTATATTCTTTTCAAGGATCCTCAGTTTATCCCAGAAGGTATAAAGATCAGAATCACGAGCATAAAAGAGTATGTTCACAGACCTTATAGCCCTATTATTGAGCTGTCGAATACAACAGTAGGAACCTCTTTATCAAGCGAGATTAATAAAATTGAGGAGAACGAAGTTGTTACAGATAAGAATTTTAAAGAATCAATCCAGTTCACAAAGAGAAGGTTTAGGGATGCTAAGGAAACTATAGCAATGCTGAATGATGCTTTGTCGCATTTTTCTGGATCCATTAGCCCGATCTCCGTACAAACGATGAGTTTGCTGGTTGGTGATGAGAGCTTGCAATTTCGTTTTGTCAATAATAAAATAAATCCTGTTCAGGTGGAACACTTGGTTACTTATGATAACTCAACAAAGAAACTAAATGTTCCTGGGGGAATATTACAGCACATGACACTTGGCATAGATTCTGTTTCTTCTACCCATAAGGCAAGTGAGTATAAGTTCTGGGATATGGGAAGATACATTTCTCCAATACTTACGGATCCTGTAGGCTATTATCTGTATGCCAAAGTCAGTAAATCTAACTCAAACGGATCTTTTATACTTAGTAAAAATGCAATTAAGTTAGAAGGAGTGTCTGGTTACTATCATCTTCTGGTAGGAGTACTGAATAGCGAATTTGAGGAAGAGAGATCTTTTGTAGAGCTGTATGGTTTTACAGAGATCCTTCCAGGTCGTATCACAACGGATCGGGTTATTTCCAGTGATGGTAAAAATTTCATGGATTTTGTAAACAATGCTTTCCGTGTAGGCAATGATGCTAATTTTCTGGATTTTAACAGCAAAGGAGATGGTAAGCTACGTTTAAAAGGATCTATAGTACAAAGTGAAAGCGGAGATGAAAGCCCTATCGGTTGTTTTAGAGGCGTATATAGTAGCCAATATACATACTACTGGGGTGATGAAGTAACCTACACTACTACAAATGGTACATCAACCTATCGCTATGTGTACAAAATACCAAGTAGAGGCTATTACCCGACCAATGCAACCTACTGGATCATTGTAGCGGAAGGTGCAAAAGGAAATCAAGGTAATCCTGGAAATGATGGAACCGATGGAGGCTATTTTGAGTATAGATATGCTGTAAATGGATCACGAGTAACACCACCTTCATTATCTAAGACCTCTGTAAATCCGAGTGGATGGAGTACGACTATGCCCAGCGTTGGATCTCTCCAATATCTTTGGATGACTGTTGCTAAAAAGTCTGCATCTGGATCTCTACTGCAAAACTGGAGTACACCAGTTAGAGCTACACCTTATGATGGCGTGGATGGCAAAAAAGGAGATACGGGTGCTACTATGGTATATCGTGGGATCTATAATAGCTCAAAAGCGTATTATGGCACTTCAAAACGTGTAGATGCTGTAAAATATAACGGTCATTATTATGTTTCCAGGGTAGATGCTGGCAATGGCTTTCTGAACCATGTTCCTACTGATACAGCTTACTGGAATGATTTTGGAGCTGAATTTGAGAGTATAGCCACAAACTTACTCTTGGCTGAGGGTGCTAATATCGGAGATTGGTTTATGTCAGGAGGAAAGATTGTATCTACACTATTAGAAGGTAATAAAATCACCTTAGATGCTTCAATGGCACAAATTCTAATTGAATGTAATCATATTTCTGGTGATTACACCTCAGGAGGTGAATGGTCTGAGTTTTCTTATCCTTCATTATGGAAACAATATGGGCAATCGTTAAGTAATAATGAGGTAGAAGGGTATGAATATATCTATTACAGAACAACAACTAATATTCGTCCAGTAACTCCTACTGGTAAAAATACGGCTGGCTACCTTCCGAGTGGGTGGAGCTATTATTCACAAGGGGTTAATTCTACCTATCAATATGAGTGGATGTCACGTAGGTATCAAAAAGGACTTAAATCCACCATAAAGCTAAATGCAGCTAATGGTTTAATAGAAGCCAGAAATGATGTTGGCGTTTCCTATATGACCCCAGGAGGAATGTTCTCTAACTGGGCTAACACTGATGCCGTTTCAGCCTGTTTAGGGATAACCAGAAAAGCATCTATGGTAGGTCTGGGCTGGGGCAATCTGGATAAATCGCAATGGGATAATGAGAACTTTATTGCTGGCATATATGGTACAGCCAGCAATAGAGGTACAGCGCCTGCGTATGGTGGTTTTTTTCAGAATCTTATGGCGGCAGGGCTATTCTTACACGTGAAAGCTATTGAAGAACGAACAGGATCCGTTTATTTATCAGAAACGGATAGTCTTGTTATAGGCTATTCTCGAAATCAACAGATTGTGTATCTCCCTTCTGATGGTGTGATTGGTAGAACTATATTTTTCAAACAATGGTGGACTGGCTACATGAGAATTTATCCGCGTAGCGGACAAATATTGTATGATGATAGTACAGCCAACGATTATTATGATATTGGAGAAGGCTGGGGGGCTATTTGTCATTTTACAATAGGCTATGTTGCTGGAGTTAAAAAAGAAGCTTGGTTAATAAGTAGATTCAGATATTAGTATGGTAGAATATGGATATATAAATGAAAATGGCTATCTGGTATCAAAGATATTAGAAGAGCGTGTAGAAAGGTATCGTGATGAGGAAAATGGAGAAATAAAAGAAAGGGTAGTATCTATTGAGGAACAAGTAGATTCTTTGATAGGATGGAAGCCTGTTGATTTGATAGATGAAACTCGATTGCAATGCCCAGAAAACTATAGTGTTCGTATTATCCCGTATGACGTTGGCGATAAAATAAGCTACAGATATGAACAGAAATTTAATTCAAAGATTGTGCTGGAAAGAATTTCTGATCTAAAGAGATCTTTAACCAGTAATGATAGTAGTATTGGAGATTACCGTATTACTAAATGTTATGAGGCTTCTCTTATTGGAGAAAAGATGCCTTATGATGTTGCTGAGTTGCATCAAAAAAGACAGGAGGTGAGAAATGAAATAAATAGGTTGGAATCCTTAATAGCATCGAATATATAATTTTGCCATTAATGGTGTATATATACGCCGTTAATAGTATATTTGCAACAATTATAATACCAACTATATAGAAACTCATGGAAGATGTAACAACTATTGCCAAAGGAATTAGCGATTGGGGAATGATGGCTGTAACCGCTGCTTTTTTTCTGGTTTTATCGGCTGGACTTATGTTGACTTGTTTTAGATGGTTTAAGAAATCACTAAATGATTTACTGACGTTTACAAGCGAACTAAGAAATCTGAATGAACAGCTTGAACGGAATAATCGGGCTATGGAAAATATTGCCGAAGGGCTTCTCCCTGAAACTCAACTAAGGATTAAAAACACCTCTTCTACTTATTTTGATTTATCAGTAGAGAAGGTTTGTCGATTGATTAAGAAGATCAGAGAAGAGAACCATATAGTAGATAGAAAGGCTACAGTGGAAAAGATTCATACACTGGTTAGGAACTTACACGAGGATCGTAACAGCCGATTCGATTGCTATACCTACAGAGGGAAAAAACTATCATCCTATACTAATTCTGATTGGGTAGAATGGGTAGCAAAGGTTATTGAGGATGAGATATATAATGAAAATGGTACTAACAATGGAAGAGCTTATACTAATGTACAGGCTGTATATGAAAATATAAAATTAGATTTTTACCACCGAATAAATAACTAAGTTATGAAAATTTTAATTGATAATGGGCATGGTGAGAATACACCAGGTAAACGCTCTCCTAATGGAGTGTTGAGAGAGTATTTGTACGCACGTGAGATAGCGGATGATATTGTTCGTGAACTTGTAAAAAAAGGCTATGATGCTGAGCGTATAGTAAAAGAGAATGTAGATGTAGCGTTGTCCGAAAGGGCACGAAGAGTAAATGAATTTTGTGGAAAGTTGGGTACTTCAAACGTAATCCTGATCTCTGTACATTGTAATGCTGCTGGCAATGGATCGGATTGGATGAATGCACGTGGATGGTCTGCATATACTTCCAAAGGGCAAACAAAAGCCGATAAGCTGGCTGATTGCTTGTACTCCATTGCGGAAAGTGTATTTGTAGGGCAACGGATCCGAAAGGATATGAGCGATGGAGATCCTGATTGGGAGGAGAATTTCTATATACTTCAAAAAACGAAGTGCCCAGCCGTTCTTACTGAGAATTTTTTCCAAGACAATAGAGATGATGTAGAGTTTCTACTTTCTCCAGAAGGTAAGCAGCAGATAGTTAAAGTTCATGTAGATGGTATCATTAAATACATTACAGAGCTATGAAAAAGATACTATTATATGGAAATTTAGCTCTGATAATAGCTGTAATGGTGTTATCTTGCTGGTTGAATAATACAATGGAAGAGAAAAAGAGGCTGGCTAATAACCAAGAATCGCTCCTCTCTGATATTGAGTATTACAAAACTGAATCAGGGAAAAACGCTGCCTCTGTTCAAAAGCTGGTGCTTACTAAATCAGAACTGGAAAAACATTGCCAGGATCTTACTCAGACTGTAGAAGATCTGGGAATAAAAGTAAAGAGGCTTCAATCTGCTACCACAACTGTTACTAAGACAGAGGTAGAGATTCGGACAGTAGTACGTGATAGCATTGTGTATCGTGATCGCCCTGTTGTTTTAAAAATGATTAAATGGAAGGATCCCTGGATAAAATTAGATGGTATTTTGGATGGAGATGATTTTTCTGCTAAGATCCAAAGCATAGATTCTCTTAGCCATGTAGCGCATAGAGTACCTAAGAAGTTTCTTTTTTTCCGCTTTGGAACAAAGGCGGTGAGGTTGGAAGTGGTGAATAAGAATCCCCATAGTAAGATTGTATATACAGAATATATAGAGATTAAGAATTAG